TGGTCTGTTAATAACTCATAACCTACGCTTCCCGAATTCTTGGGTTTGTATAACTCTATCTCATAAGTACACCACAATTCACCGAGTATTCCTGCTGTCGCCTGTTGACCCTGTGTGGCAATTGTAAAATTGCCAAAGTCATAGAGCCTCTTGTCAGCACCTGTAATAATAGCCAGCGTAGAACGAACATAAAGCTCATCTGTTGGTGTCTGTTTCGGCTGGCATTCAATGGCATGTAAAAACGACTCACTCGGTTTCGAGGAATTAGCAAACTGGTAATTCTCCATGCTAATCTTGTCTAAAAATGTGGGATTATATACGTCGTATTGAGTCGCCATTATTACTGTACCTAATGCTTGGGTGCCTCCTGCGGCTAATATGGCGTCGGACGACGTTGATTTGAATTCAAATATCATTCCTCGAATAATGTATTCTTCATAATTTGCTGCCACTTGACTCAACCACGGAAAAGTAGTTACTACTCCGGGATTTATAGGGTAAACTGTGGGAGTGAAAGCTTGAGATGAAGAAACATCTGAAATGTACTCTCTATGCCTCACAACCACTGCCCCTTTAGACGATGAGTTCGAAATTTCGGGAGGGGACAAACCTCCAGTCAACAATGTGTTTGACCTTACTTTATAATCGCCCAAACCTGTGACCTTACCTAAAAGTGTTTGAACTCCACCTCCCAACATGGCGCCAATTTGCGCACCAATGGAAGGTTCACCCATTGGTTTTTGTCGCGGCCATGCCCGCGTAACTGCAGATCGCCGCACAGTCCTTCGCCGTCTCCGGGACGTTAAAGGTTGCCTGCGCTGACGCATGGACCCTCGTTTCACCTTCTTGACAATTGTATTCAATTTTGAATTTGGCATACTCTTTTTCTGACCGCACCACAGTATAAGCCAAATTCTTGTCTGCTTCCAGAATATGTTGAGCCATCTCATACGTATCTGGATGGAATAATTTAACAAACAGCGGGTGCCAAGCCATTTGCTCAGAATCTATTGAAAACAATGTCTCTAACTCAACTTGTTCATCCGGGGAGATCTTATAGTTTTCCCAATATTCCATTCTAACCTGCTGACTTATGGGTCCGGGTTCGCAACAGTTCTTCTTATCAACCTGAGAGAATTGATATCTCTCATAATCTGTTGCGCTAGACTCAATACTGCTCCTAACATCGCCACATTTATTAAACACCCATTTGTTGAAGGCTGATACAACAGGGCAGTTAGGAACTCTGTCATAAAGGGAAAAACATTTCCCCTTGACAATGGAACATATCTTTAAATATTTTGATTGTTTATAAATCGGCTTTATCCAGCAATGCGTCAATAATGGCTTACGAAAATCTATCATATGACTGCCCTCACTGGAGCAAGTAAGTCCGCAAAACTGGACATTGTGCAAATTTGTTTTAACGCCGAACGTCAGTGTGAATCCTAATCTGCTAAAAAAACCAGCAGGATCTGGAGGGTACTCCATGTACCCAAACGCACCGTCATCTCCTTCTATCAATCCATTGGAGACAAGGTCGTGCTTATGCGCATAAAATTTTTGCAACATCAAATTGGAAAACCCATTTCCCAACGATGTGGTCATTTCTCCAGACATTCTCACAGCTCTCAACCACATTCTAAATCCCTTGAACTTAAGGACATTTTTGCCTCCTAATACCTGTTTGAAAAATTTCATCTGTTGTAATTGTATTGGGCAATTCAATAGCATGTGATCATAAAGCTGGAATTCGCAGGCCTCCATGATCTGTTCGGTGAAACACGATTCGAAAGATTTAAAATCCGTTTCAGCATAGTACTTATAATTACTTAACACATCACGTAAGTGTTGCCCCCTATGCTTCATGGGTAAATACTTAACGAATTCATTTCTTTTAAAAATCTGCTTCTCTATCGCGTGAAATATTGGCCCGCACGTGACTTTAAACCAGTCAACACGCGCATTTATGGTGCGGGCGTACTTAAACTCCTCATAAAATTCATCTTTCAAAAAAGATTTCACGTGACAGAAGCTCTCGAGTTCTCGTTCATTCTGCGCAACCAAATCCCGAGCCATCTCATACTTAACCCTTTTGGCAGGATTATAATTACTATTCGAAATCCAGTGTTCATAACTGAAATCCGTAAGAGGATCCAAAGGTTTTACAGAACTAAGCAACCATCCTCGTACGAATAATCCAAATTCGCTGAGGAGTTCCGCATCTGCTGTCGGCACTTCGCATGCAACGCGCTTGATGACCCCACACACAGCCGTTGGAACGTCTCTGAGATCTGCATGACAGCAGACGTTGTCGAGAATTCCAAATCTTGGACTGACCGCACAGATAGACAGATTGCTTTGCTCACTAGAAAGACCGGAATCAGCAACCCATATGCTAACTCCGCTTTTAACTTTAGGCAATTGCGGGAGAATCTGTTCTCCGTATCTGTATCCCGGCAAGACTCTTCTATCGCATGTGTGTGGGACAACAAGTTTAAATAG